GATCACGGCATGCGCCGGTGTTCGATCGATCAGGCGCCACAGATAGCTGTTCGATAAGCCCTCGGCGGTGTGATATTCCTCGTCACGCATTTTGCGGATGCCCAGCTTCATCAGACGACCTCCGACATGAGGCTGGCGTATCCGGCGAGATCGACTTGTGTGTCGTGAGAATTTGGCGTTTCGCACAGACGAGCCATTTTGATCGACAGGTGGATATTAATCATGTCGGCGGCGCTCAGTTCGCGCTTCAGCTTGCCGGCGAGCATGACGGTTGCCAGGGCCGCTGCCCGGGTCATGTTGGCGCCGGGTGATCCGTATTGCCCCTCGCGATCGCGGACGGCATCCCTTGCCGCGTCAAGAACCCTGTACCGACTACTCATCGCATTTCTCCCTTGATTTTGCCCCACAGGGCGATTAATGCCGCCTCGGCTCGCCCGTCGTCCTTCTTACGGACAAAGGCCTTGGCGTTTCTTGGGAAGAGACGTGTGGCGGTGGCTCGCGCCGCATCCTTGTCCCTGCCCAGTGCATAGTGCTTCTTCCAGGTTGCCGGCGAGACGCCGATCAGCGGTATGTTCATCGTTGCCATGACGCCTTTGATCACGCCGACACCTTGGCCGAAATTGAAGGCGGACTGCCGGCCCATCCCGAAAGAGTTGACGCTTTCCAGGAAAGCGCGATCGGGCGGAAACTCCCGCAGCAGATCCGCCAGAGCGGCGCCGTTTATCTCCTTGTTGAGGACCGGCATATCCTCGATGAAAAGCGTTCCATCGTCGTACAGCATGGCAATCGCGCCGGTCTTGCCTGGGTCAATCCCGATGATCATCGATCGATCAGGCGCCACTTGACGTCTGCTCTAAAAAGGAGAGAACGACGATGGTTGTCCTTCTGCTTCAGAAGTTGCTGGAGATTTTTCCGTGCCGCGATCAAGCGCTCCCAGTACGGGTTCGTACTGCTGTGGTGCGTATCGTCGTTCTCCAGGATCGCGAGGCGCAGCCGCGCCTGTTCAATCCGCTCATCTGGACTTTCTTCTGACATTGCGTTTCCTCTTTTTGGCCGGCTGCGGTTTCTTCGCGAAGATCTTGTCCCATCCGTCCCGGTATTCTTTGGTTATCGGTTTCTGCGCCCACCATCTGGCGCCACGCGGATCCGGTGACGGCTTGAAAAAATCAACCATCAGAACCCTCCACCTTCTGCACCCGATCCAGAATCCACCCGATGACCGGAACAGCCATGCTGTTCCCCAGCGCCTTGTAGCGTGGGCCGTCAGGGCAGTTCTCGGCGGTCTTGTTGCGCCACGGGATCTGGGTGTAATCGTCAGGGAATCCTTGCAGCCGCTCGCACTCTCGCGGCGTCAGGCGGCGGACTTGCATGGCGGTGGCGACAGACACTTCACCGCCGGCACGCAGTGTCGGGGTTTGACCCTCGCGCTCGCCCATACTTCGGGTCTTTTCAGATTGGTCGCTGTTGAAGGCTACGGTTATAACATCACCGCCCTGATCACCGTGCGTCTGGCCGCTAGCCATGATCGGCTGCGCCACGTCAGTCTCGCGTGCTCTGAAGTCCTTGCCGGAGTTCATCGGCATCATCGAGTAAGCCACGCACGGCGCAGCATCGCCCTTGCCGGTCTGCCCGCTTTGCGCCTTCAGCGGCGGCACGACCGTATCGGGTGCGCCTCGGCCATTGCGGGCGAAGCGGGTTTCAAAGGCGACAACCCCAGGCGGGTTGCCAGAAGAACCGCCTGAACCAACCTTTACGGCTGGGGACATGTCATCAAAAACTGGGAACTCGCGACCGGCTGTCGGGTAAAACCCCACCGGCACCAGCGGCGTCCCGCGCCCCGTGCCGTCCTCGCTGGCGTCGAAGCCCTCGGCGCGGAGGGAGTGGGCGACATACAAACCGGCGTCAACCTCCATTGCGTCGTTTGATTTGTGGTATGTAGCCGTAAGGGTTCCAACGGTGTTCGACGCTAATAACGGGTCGTCACTGGGCGGGCTTTTATAGTCGCGGGGCTTGAGGGCCGGGCTTACGTCTGGGATGTGTTCTGTGAAGTCGCCTGGTCTTCCGCTACACTGGTCAGCGCCAACTGTAAGGCTGTCGGCAACTCTTTTCCCCGCTTCTCTGCGCGGCGCAGGATGCCCTTGCAGGCTCGACTGCTCAAAAAGTACCGCCGCGGCAGGTCGCCAGTCTCCAAGACATCCGACAAAGAAGAGACGCCGGCGGCGCTGTGGAACTCCGGTAAACTGAGCGTCAAGGACTCGCCACGCGCCAAGATACCCGCATTCTTCCACTGTTTCGAGGAAGGCAGCGAAGTCCCGTCCCTTTTCGGATGAAAACAGGCCGGGTACGTTCTCGAAAACCAGCCAACGGGGCCGAAGCTGTCGAACCACTTCAAGGGCGACGAGGGCCAGGTTGCCACGCGGATCATCCAGTCCAAGGCGCTTTCCGGCGACGGAGAAGGACTGACAGGGAGATCCGAAAACAATGATATCTGGTCGTCCATGCTGGAGCGCCCTTTCAACGAAATCGGGCGCACTCACGTCGCCGAGGTTGGGAGTGTCAGGCCGGCGGTGCTTGCTCACCGCGTTGGGAAACTTGTCGATCTCGGCGCGCCACAGCCAGTCGATCGCCGGGGCGGAAACCTCCGGTGCGTCGATGCCGCTGAAGAGCGTGGCACCCATCACTTGCCGCGTCCATTGTCTGCCTTGATCGCCGGCAGATAGCGGTCCAGGGCGTCCTCGATCAGCGCCGTCATAGGAATGTTACGCTGAATTGAAACAGAGCGAAGATCCGCCAACAGATCCTCTCGAAGCCGCAGATTAAAGGGGATTTTGATGGAGGGCATCAATTTCGGCACATCCCTGTAAAATTTATAACGTCTTATAACTTGACGATACCATAGGGCGTGCGTATATACAGTTCTACTGAACGATCATTGAACAGAACAGGACAAGAACGGAACAGATGACAATTAACACAACAAAGGGAGACAAAACGATGACCATCGACTGCCAAACAATAGACAAGTTTCTTAGCGTGATCGCCGGCTTGGTAGAGCGCGGCGTCCAATTCGAAGCGAACGCGGAAACCTTTTTCATTACTTTGAGAAAATTTTCTGATTACTAAACCTCTCCCCCATCCCCCAACAGCCCGCATGGATAGCCCCAGCGGGCTTTCAGGGTGAAAGGCCAAGGATGGCCGCCTGGAAAGGAAATGAAATGATCAGCACATCGACAGCATACAAACGCATTACCGCAATGGGGTTCTACGTTTTTAATCACCTCTATCTCGATGGCGATGGCGCAATAGTCAAGGTTTCCGCCGAAAACGGCGACGATGCCGCAGATTATTACGGCGAATTTAGGGGCGGATATCCTTGGATTAATCCCCAGCTTGAAACGCTGGCCAAAAATGCTGGCTGTTATTGGGAATGGTACAACCCAGGATGCATCGCCCTGTATGAAAAGTAGGCTTTACCCCAACCCCAACCCAGCCCGCATGGATAGCCCCAGCGGGCCTTTTGGGTGCCAGGCCAATGATGGCCGCCGAAAGGGAGGTTACTGACATGGCAGACTTCGTTGAAGACGTTAAACGCTACGCCACCCGCAACTATGAAAGGAGTGGCTGGGATATCTTGATCGAGTGCTACACCGATGAGGACATCGCGACTCTTGTTGAGAAGTGCCTGACCATAGAGGGCGCTATCAAGAAGTGCCGGGCTGAAGTTAAGCCGCAGGCTGATCACCGTGCCGAAATCCAAGCAACTGAGTGGTAATACCCCATCCCCCATCCCCCAACAGCCGGCATGGATCATCCCAGCCGGCTTTCGACCCGCAACTGAAGGAGATCTAAAAAGATGCAAATGTACCGCATCCACCTCCAGGACGAACTCCGTAAGATCGGCAGCGGGCATCGCACGGTTTTGATTAAGGAAGGCCGCATCTGGATCACCGTCCTCGATTGGACGACGCTGCGCCACCAGCAGATCAAGAAGAGTGCGTGGGCCATGCTGAGCCCTGTGGCGATTGATCGAGACGCGAAGACCGACCGCGTAATCCGCAAGGCGATCCGGTCTAGACTACGCTATCAGGATAGGACAAAGCTGATCAAAGAAGCGCTGTCCTAACCTCTCCCATCAACCCCCAACCCAGCCCGATACGGTTCGCCCTGTCGGGCTTGAAGGGTGCCAGCGGGTGGCTGAAAACCAAGGGTGCAACGAAAAGGGCTCTTATCTGCACCCTTGGCTGGCAGCGGATGGCTGGAAAATTTAGGGAGGAGACACCTTATGAACGACATCTATGAACCGGGCGCCGGCAGTGACGACAGGTTCGTCATTTACCTTCGCGTATCGACAGCCAAGCAGGGCATCGACGGTAACGGCATCGACGCCCAGCGGCAGGCCTGCTTTGACCATCTGAACGGTGGCGAGTGGAAGGTCATCGGGGAATATGTCGAGGTCGAGAGCGGCCGCAAGGCCAAGCGCCCTCAGCTGGAAGCCGCATTGGCACAGTGCGCCAAAGAAGGCGCCGTCCTGCTGGTCGCCAAGCTGGACCGGCTGGCGCGCAACGTGGCGTTCGTCAGCCGCCTGATGGAGAGCGGCGTTCGGTTCGTCGCCGCCGACATGCCGATGGCGAACAATCTGACGATCCACATCATCGCGGCCATGGCGCAGTACGAGGCCGAGCAGATCAGTCAGCGCACCAAGGCCGCTCTCGCCGCCGTCAAGCGGCGTGGCAAGGTCTTGGGCAGCAATAACATTGGGAGGGTAGCGGAAGCCGGGAGGGCCGTCAGAACGGCGAGGGCGCAAGCTTACGCAGAGAACGTCTATCCGGTAATCGAGCGGATACGTTCTTTCGGCATCAATACGCTGCGCGGCATAGCCAGTGAACTGGACGAGCGCAAGATCGAGACGCCCCGCCGGCAGGCTAAGAAGGACGCCGCCGTGGCGGTGTATGGCGATCCAAAGTGGTCACCACAACAGGTCAAAATCGTGATCGATCGAATTGAAGGTAAAAATTAAAGTGAACAAATAGGGACTGTATGTATAGGGTATCGGAAGATTGATGATGATCGAAAATGCGAAAGGGGCAAGAATTGGCGGCTATACGAGAAAGCAGCAGCTGCACGCCTACCGGCGGATGGGGTCATCGGTGGCGCGCATCGAGATGCCGATGCTGCATCCCGATCACATCCGCCACGCCGGGATCCTGCTACGCCGCATGGGCCCCCTTTTT